TTACTGTTGGTGATATTTTTGGAGTTTATAGTCCTGGTTTCGGATTAGGTAGTTTCCAATATTATGAAATTTCATCGATAGTTAGTAATGTTGAAATGTATGTTACAGGTAGAACTTTAACGAATGCGACCAACTCCTATTATTCTTCGGGACAGAGATTACCTGATTATATGAATCCACACCAATGTAATATAACTGGTACAACTAATGATGAATTTGCGGAGTATTATACATTTAATGATGATGATAATTTTAACACATACTTGGGTGATTATGTTAATTACAATACTTTTATATTGTCCAATAATGTTTTTCTCGACGGTTCATACAGAAATAACACATTCGGTGGGAATGTTGTGGGTAATACATTCAATGAAGATATGATCTCAAATATAGTTGGGCCATATTTTCAATATAATATTATAACAAATGATTTTGACAGAAATATTGTAGGTTCAAATTTCGAATATAACATTATTGATTGTGATATGGATTCAAATCAGATTGGTAATTATTTCGAATTTAATATGCTCGGAGATTACAATGGACAAGATTTTGATTATAACCGAATAGGTTCAAACTTCAATAGTAATTTTTTAACGCTTAATTATGATTTTCAAAATAATAATATTGGAGATAGTTTTTATAGTAACATCATAGATAGTGACTTCCGAAACAATACTATTGTTGGTAACTTTAATCTAAACCTATTAATTAATAACTACTTCAATGACAATATTGTAGGTAGTGATTTTCAATATAATACCATACCAACCTCTTTTTACTCAAATAATATAGGAGAGAATTTTGATAGTAATACAATAACCCAAAATTTTTATAACAATGAAATTGGTCCCGGATTTAATAATAATTCAATAAGTGGGGAAACATATAACAATAGAATCGGTGAACGATTTGAAGAGAATACAATATATGGTGATTTTAATGATAACCAAATTTTCAACGAATTTAAAGGTAATATAACGTATGATAGTTTTTACCATAATAGAACAGATTGGGGGTTTGGAGGAAATCAAATTAGTGGGTATTGTGGTGATAATACCTTCGGACCCATGATTGATAGTAATGACTTTTTGGGTGATGTTTACCAAAATACATTTAAAGGTGGTGTTTTGGGCAACACTATTGGTAATAATTTCGCTAATAACAATATCGGTTTTATTTTTATTAATAATATAATAGGTGAAGGTTTTGGAAACGGATATGGCGAACCACAAGGTAATACCATAGGTAATAATTTTGTTGATAATACAATAGGTGAGTATTTCTATAACAATACAATTCCTGATAATTTTGAGAACAACACTATAGGAGATTATTTTCAGTGGAACATTGTTAACACAGTTATAAATAACACTGATTTTACAACAAATTATGGAAACATAACAGGGGTTACATATGTTGCTAATGGGACAACCGGAACTGATGCCGTTTATACTGATTTATCTGGCACTACAAATGGAATTGGTACAGGAGCAACATTTGACGTTGAGGTTTCAGGCGGAACAGTAATTGGTGTTACAGGAGCAACGGAAGGTAGATTGTATCAAACCGGTAATACAATAACGATATTAGGGACTCAAATAAGTGGAGCGACTCCGGCTGATGATGTTGTTATTACTGTTACAGGTATTAGTGTTAATCCATCTGTTTATGAAACTTACACTTGTCAGATTTTTGAAAGACAAGGAGGAAACAAACGATTATCATATTACGATTCGAGTGATACACTAACAATAAAAAATATTAATGAATAAAATAATATGAGAATATGTATATTATGTGAAGAATCAAAAGTTTCACAAGCAAGAGAAAAAATGAAAAATGATAATATCTTAAAAATAGATTTATCACCAACAGGAGAATTACCAGCAACTCACAAATTATGTGTTATGGCGGTTCCCGAAGAAAGGGCCAAACAGATGATTGATTCTGCGGAATTAACAATAATTGAGGCAATGAACCCAAGAGAATTTTTGGTAAAACATAACCTAAAGAAAATTGGAAAATACGGAATTAAACCCTTTTAAGTTAAAAAAAAAATTCATCACAAACGATGAGTCAAATCAGATAGTTAATTGGATTGAATCTATTAACCACATTGGGAATGATTCAAACCACCATCTTACCGAACTATCCAAAGACTTAAATGGTAAGTCTTATATTTTTGATATATCAAACACACCATTAACTAATTACATATCAAAATTTCAATCAATATCAGATGTGTCTAAAGACCCGTTACCTAATTTTATACATAATATAATAGATAAAATATCTAAAGAATTTAATTTTCCAAAAGAAAACGTTTTTTTACAGGCGGTTGATATGAATAAAGGTGGAAAAATAAATCCACACTATGACGCATCAATTGATGGTTATGTTAACTATAAGTGTAATATAAGTGTTTTATCGGAAGACTATGATTTATTTTTAGATAAAGACACAATAAAGATACAAGAAACTGATTTATATTCTTTTGAAGCTTCATTATATAAACATTGGACAAATGAATTTAATTCAAGGAGAGTTTTTTTAAGTTTTGGGTTTATTTTACCATATGATGTTTTAGGTAGAAATGAAAGTGATCCAAGAGTTAGATTAAGTCAACGAATATCAAAATATTTTCAAAAATAAAATACTTATTAAATAAAGAAGATGTCAACAAAATACATAGTAAATAACGTAACGGGACAAACAATAACGGGAGACCTAACAATCAATGGAAATGTAACTATAACAGGTACAACAAATACGAGACCCTATAAAGTATATACCGCTTTATTAACACAGAGTGGTGGTGATGGTAATGCGTTTATTGGTCCAGGTGAACTAACAATAGGTGTTACATATATGATAAATGACTCTTTTTTAGGTCAAGACTTTACAAATGTTGGAGCACCAAATAATGACGTAGGAACTTGGTTTGTCGCAACAGGCACAATCCCAAATAGTTGGGGTGTAGACCCAGAAAATAACCTTATATACTATCCAGGCGCTCCAGTAGTAACAGTATTAGAGAATACTATTGGGAATATTTGGTTTACTTATGCAGATATTGGTAATTATACAGTTAATTCTGATGGGTTATTTACATTAAATAAATCAATAGGTATATGTATGCCTAATCAGTATGTAGAAAGTGCTTCAGATTTATATAATTATCAAATATTTAACTCAGGAGTAAATGATTTTCAATTAAATTCTAGTTATAATTATGATGTTTCAGATAGTATATTTGGTATCTATAGTGAAAATTCAATAGAAATAAGAGTATATAACTAATGGAATTTTTTATAAAACAAAATAGTAACCTACCCATTTTAAAAATGGATGTAATTAGAGACGGAAGAACCGACTCATGGAAAGAATTTTATTCTGTTTTAGATAACGCGAATATCCGTTTTTCTATGAAAAGTGAAGACAACGGAATTCAAAAAATATTTATGCAACCGGCTTATTTAACAGAAAAAAATAGAACAAATCCTGATTCAGATAGAGAATATTATATCTATTACAAATGGTCTGCAAGAGACACAAATAAAAAAGGAAGATTCATCGGAGAATTTTCAATTATATTAGAAAACGGAGAGTTGATCGCACCAATAGTTTCAAATTTATATATCAACATTATTTGACATTTCACCATTTAACCATTATTTATTAAGAAAGGGAAATCACAATATTTTTTGTGAGTATAATAACCCAAATTTAAAAAATACAAATATGGTTCCACAAGAAGAAATTGAACGCTTTTTACATGGCGAAGACGAAGAAAAATATATCGTAGCTTTAGAATACGATTACAAATCAGATAAAATATTTAAAGTAATACAAGACCCAATCAAAGGTAAACTTTTGAGAATGGATACATTTATTCCGTTTGCGTGGGTTGGCGACCTTAGAAGTAAAAACTTTTACAAAGGTAATAAAGACTTTCAAAAAAAGGCGATGTCTGAAAACGGGATCATCATAGAAAAATTAGAAGATCACGGTGATGAAAGATTAAAAAACGGATTAACGTTCTTGGTTAAAACAACAAAATCATATTCAAATCTTGTAAACTTTTTTAAAGGTGGTGGGTTAGATCCGTGGGGTAGAGATAATTCTGATTCTATTACAATACTATCTCCCGTAGAACAATACTTAATCCAAAAAAGTAAAAGGTTATTCAAAGGGTTTGATGAATACGACGAAATCCACAGGTTTGTATTTGATATCGAGACCACAGGTTTAGATCCCAAGACAAGTAAAATGTTCTTGATTGGAATGAAAGACAACCGTGGATTTCTAAAATTATTATCGGCACAAAACGAAGATGAAGAACGACAAATGATTATTGAGTTCTTTAAAACTATAGACGAATTAAAACCTTCTCTTATTGGTGGGTATAACTCAGCGTTCTTTGACTTTCCGTTTATTTTAAAACGTGCGGAGATTTTAAAATTAAACATTAAAAAAATATCCAAAACTTTAAACCCCGACTACTCATTAAAACAAAAAGACGGAATTTTAAAGTTGGCAAATGAGATGGAGCCATATGTACAAACACAAATGTGGGGTTATAACATTGTGGACATTGCACATGCGGTTCGTAGAGCACAAGCAATCAACTCTGACATTAAAAGTTGGTCTTTGAAGTATATTACCAAATTTATTGAGGCGGAAAAAGAAAATCGTGTTTATGTTGAGGGAGATAAAATCGGAAAGATTTATTTTGACAATGAGGACTATTGGATGAATAAAGAAAATGGTAACTATAAAAAGATAGGGATCAACGAAAAAATAGATGAAGTTTGTTCAAGAAGAACTGACGTATATGTGAAAACTAATGGTTCAAAAATTATTGAGGACTACCTTGATGATGACCTTTATGAGACTATGGTTGTTGACGAACAGTTCAACCAAGCAAACTTTTTACTTTCTAAATTGGTACCAACCACCTATGAACGACTCTCAACGATGGGTACCGCAACATTATGGAAAATGATTATGTGTGCATGGTCTTATAAAAACAATTTGGCACTACCTAAAAAGAAAGAGAAAAGAAAATTTACAGGAGGTCTTTCTCGTTTGGTTCAGGTTGGTTACTCAAGGAAGGTATTAAAACTTGACTACTCGTCACTATACCCCTCCATTCAGTTAGTTCACGACGTATTTCCTGCTTGTGATGTAACAGGAGCAATGAAAAGTATGTTAAAGTACTTTAGAGATACTCGTATAAAATATAAAAACTTAGCAAGTGAATTTAAAAAAACGGATCCGAAACTTTCAGTCTCATATGACAGAAAACAATTACCAATTAAAATCTTCATCAACGCATTCTTTGGATCATTATCTGCTCCACATGTATTCCCGTGGGGTGACATCGACATGGGAGAACAAATTACGTGTACCGGTAGACAGTACCTTAGACAGATGATTATGTATTTTATGAGTAGAGGTTATGTTCCTTTGGTTATGGATACGGATGGGGTCAACTTTGAGACTCCGATGGATAGGGAAAACTATACGTATGTAGGTAAAGGTCTTAATGGGTTAGTAAAAGAGGGTGAAACGTATACCGGTGCTGAAGCCGATGTTGCAGAATATAATGATCTATTTATGAGAAACGAGATGGGTCTTGATATTGATGGTGTATGGCCAGCAACTATTAACGTGGCTCGTAAGAACTATGCATTACTCACAGATAAAGGTAAAGTAAAACTTACGGGTAACTCAATTAAATCTAAAAAACTTCAAACGTATGTTGCTGAATTTTTAGATAAAGGGTTAAGAATGTTACTTGATGGTAAGGGTGGAGAGTTTTTAGATTTCTATTATGAGTATGTAAGTAAAATCTATAATAGAGAAATTCCATTAGCAAAGATTGCAAACAAGGCTCGTGTTAAACAATCAATAGATGATTATAAAGTGCATATAACAAAAACAACAAAGGCAGGAAGTTTAATGTCTCGTCAAGCACATATGGAACTTTTAATGAACGCAGGAAAAAAACCAGGTTTAGGTGATACCATCTATTACGTTAATAACGGTGTAAAAAAATCACACGGTGACGTTCAGAAAAAAACAACAAAGATGACTAAAAAACAAATAGAAGAATACACAAAAATTCACGGTGCAGTTCCTCCTGAAATGTTATCAAAAACTGAAGTTATTTTAAATTGTTATTTGATTGATGAAAAGGAGATTGAGAATAACCCTGATTTATTAGGTGATTATAACGTGTTAAGAGCATTGGCAGCATTTAATAAAAGAATTGAACCTTTACTCGTGGTATATAGTCCCGATATTAGAAAAGACATTTTAATTGAAAATCCAATAGACCAACCAATTTTTACCAAGTCACAAACAGAATTAGGTAGAGGTTACCCAATGAAAGAAAAAGATCAAGATAATTTAGATGAGGTTTTAACGTTATCTGATATGGAAATATCATTTTGGCAATCTGTAGGTATTGATCCATACTACATGTATATTGATGACACTATTAATCTTGTTGAGGAAGAAAGAGTTTTACATAATAGAAAACTAATGTTAGATAATAAAAATAATAAAGTTATAGACGGAGACGATATATATGAATTTGATGAAGATGGTGATTTAATGTCTTTAGTGTTTGACTAAGATCCCTTTAACCCGTCAGAAGATAATATATACCAACCACCGTTTACATATTTAAACTCAACACAAGACCCGTAACTTAAATCGACTTCATTAAATTCGTCATCAATAAGTTTATTGGATTTAACTATTGTGTTAGTTAACGATTTTATTACAACGTGGTCACTCGTATTTTCATTAAGGGTCACAGTACAATTAGTAATTCCTTTTGTTATTATTACATACTCACCATTAACTTCGTAAGTTGGGTTAGAGACAATTGCAGAATCCGATGTTTCTATTATATTTCCATTAATAATACGTTGTGAGGAGATTGATCTAAATACGGCCATAAAAAATTATATCACAGTATATGGACTTGTAAATGGTCTATACTTTAATGCTTTATTCATATTTTCGGCCATAGCCCCCTTTATTTCCCATTGTTTTTCCGGTCTTAGTCGTTCAAGTCTTGTTTTTAATTCTTCCCACAAGATTGTTTTTTCATCTTTTGCTTCGGTATTTAAACTTTGCCATTCTAATGTTAATTCACTATCAGGAGTTTTTAAATTACCACTATACTTACCTCTTACTTTTGCTAATGTTTCTTTACAGTATGCGGTAAACCATCTTCTTACCCAAGTTTGTGCTGGAGAATTTAACTCGTCCCATCTTATCTCATCTATCGGAACATCTGATGGTAATTTAACGACATCTGGATTTTTTTTCAAACAATCTTCTCTATCGAAAGTATCATAATACCAATACCACACTCTATATCCTTGATGTTTAATATTTCCAAAATCAAATTTACCTCCCGGTACATTCATTAAATGTAATGCCTTTTTACCTTCAGGTAGTGCGGTAACTCTATATGTTAATTCTCCTGTAATGATTCTTCGTTTAATATTGATGTCTTGCATTCTCAATAAGATGTCAAATGCTGGAGTTATATAATAATTTCCGGTTGTTCCCATTTGTGAGAATCCGGCACCACCACCTAAACCAATACCACCAAATCCACCAAATCCACCCATGAATGGATCGAAGTATGCCGCGTCTAATTCTGCTCTTGAAAACCATAACAATTCATTAAGTTCTCGTCCTGCAGGTATTTCATAAATTTGTTGGTTGTTTACTAAATCGATATAATCTTTTTTCAAAACGTAATCACCACCGGTTTGTAATCCCACAATTTTAGAGTATGAGTAAGTATATTGGGTTTCCCAATCTAAACTTCTTGTTGTGAATGCTCTTGTAACTGATTGCTCATCTAAATTTAAACCATATAAAGATGACCATTGAGATTCAATTAACCAATCGTTAACGTGTTGTGCGTAGTCTTGAATGGACAACTCCATTAAAGAATCCATCATTTCATCTTCTAATTCAACACCACGTAAAGGTGCCCCTAAAAGATTTCTAATCCTTTTATATAGTTTACTTCTTTCAGGTTCATTGATAATTGCTGTATTCATAAGATATATTTTTATATAAATATCTTATTATTTGGCTTTATTTTTATCTATCTGTGCGACATATTGGTCATTTACAAATTCCCAATTCACGACTCTCCAAAAGTTTTTTACGTATTTGTCTCTTTGATTTTTATATTTTAAGTAATATGCGTGTTCCCAAACATCTAAACCTAATAGTGGGTATCCCTTTATTTTTTCTGTATTCATTAAAGGGTTGTCTTGATTTGCGGTCGTTACAATTTTTAAAGTGTTAGATTTAGTTAACACCAACCAAACCCATCCAGACCCGAACCTACTTTTTGCCTCCTCCTCAAATTTTTCTTTAAACTTTTCGTATGAACCAAAAGTCTTTTCAATTTTTGATTTTATCGGATCTTTAATTTCTTGTTTTTTTGGTGATAACATTTTCCAAAAAAGTGCATGATTAAACGCACCACCACCATTATTTTTTACAACCGTATTATACTTAGATATTTTTTTTATAATTTCTTCAATATCTAAATCAGGACCTTTTATTTTTTCTAACTCAACATTTAATTTATCAACATATCCTTTGTAATGTTTGTTATAGTGAGTCTTCATCGTTTCACTATCAATAAAAGTTTCTAAATCGTCAAAATTATATTGTAATTTATCGATAGATATTTTTTTTATCTCTGAAATTATTTGTTTATTAATAAATGGATCAACATTAATCTTACTTTCCAGTAAATAAATTTTTTTGTTAAAAAAGTTTAAACTCATGTAATATAAATATCACCTCTTATGAGAAATTAAATTTAACATTTCTTCAATAGTAGATGCGTCTTCCATCATGTCATCACCCATAACAGTTGATATGATTTTTTTCTTTCTATTGAGGATGTCATATATCGCCCCTTCTATTGTATTTTCAAATAATGGGTAATAAACTGAGGTTGAATTTTTTTGTCCTATTCTATGCGATCTATCTTCTGCTTGTGCGTGTTCTGCAGGAACAAAAGATAAATCATTCATGATTACGGCTTCTGCGGAGGTTAAAGTAATACCGACACCTGCAGCCTTTAAGTTGCCAACAAATACTTTAATTTTTTCATTTTCTTGAAAATCATCCACAGCTTTTTGTCGATGAGGTTTTGAACAAGAACCATCTAAATAAACCGCTTGTTTTCCAAAATGCTCATAAATGGTTCGTAACGTATCTGTAAAATTTGTAAATATGATTACTTTTTTTCCTTGTTCAATAATGTTTTCGGCTAACTCGATAGTATTTTTTACTTTTTCTTCGGCAATTACCTTTCTTACTTTCATTAATTTACCAAACTGAATTGTTAAAGATGATGACTCTTCGGAATTATTATCATACCAATTAAAGTATTCACCCATTAATTCTTCGTAATCTTTAGATTTTAATCTTAAATAAACAGGAGTAATAATTTTATCAGGCAAATCTAAAACCTCATCTTTCAATCTTCTTAAAATATGTGATTGTGTCCGCTCTCTTAATTCATCTAAGTTAGATGCCCCTGTTACGTTCCATATTTTTCTTTTACCAACACTAAATTGAAATCCGTTACAGTATCTTCTTGCGTAAGCCATCCAATTTGCAGCAACAGGACTTTCAACTAAACTTAAAAGATTATAATAATTCATTGGTCTTGAGGTCATTGGGGTTCCTGTTAATAACCAAACTCTTTCAACGTTACCACATAAATCATTAACAATTTTTGTTCTTTGTGCTTGTGGATTTGAGATCATATGTGCCTCATCCATGATAACTAAATCAAAATTAGAATTTAAAATTATGGAGTCGTCTTTCTTTTTTGGGTCATGAAAGTTTTTTAATATATCGTAGTTGATAATAACAAAATCAGATTCAGTTGAAAATTTTTTACCTTCCGAAATATAAACAGACCTATCAGAATAATTTTCAATTTCACGTTGCCAATTTATCTTTAATGATGCTGGACAAACAATTAATATTTTTTTTGCTCCCGTCTCTAATGCCGAAATAATTGTTGATGTTGTTTTACCAAGACCCATGTCATCGGCTAAAATAAACTTTTTGTTTCTTACAAGTTTTTCAATGGCTTCTTTTTGGTGATCCATCGGAGCCCTGTGATCATATTTTGAATATTCAATAACAACATTCTTTACCTCATTATCTTTAATGAGTGCAGATTTTGGAATCCAAAAATCATGTATAGTTTCGCCACTAAATATCTTACCCCAAATGTGATATGATTTATCTTTTTCAACTAATAACTTTTCAACATAAATTTCTGATGGTTCTTTAGTGTACATTTTATCTTCCATCATTTTTTTCCCAAAATATGAATCAAGTTTGACCCATTTTTTTGCCACCTTTGGTGTTCGTCCGTGAAAGTTAATTATGTATTCTGCTTGAGATCTTGTTGGTGTAAATGATTTACTATTTTGTTTTTTGTGTTTTAAATTTAAAATATAGTTATTTGACCCAACATAATCATCTAACATTTGAAGGGCCCTTGTTTCAGGGGTTTTTAAAATTAATTCTTCCATTATATTATAAATAAAAATAGTAAATAATATAAAAAAATCAATCAAAGTATTTATTAATATGTCACAGAATAAAGTTCCAATTACAAGGTTAAATAAATTTTTCTCAGAGGAAGATTTTAATTTAGATATTTCTATGGGAATGGAATGGCAAATTGGGGATATGAATTTCACTGTTGTTTTATATCGAGTAGATAGACAAAAAACAAATAATGATGATGTTTATGGAGAAGCATTAACAAATGGGATACAATTTTTAGCACCTATCGAATTAAGAGGTTTAGTTAAAATAGATTCACCAGCAAATTCAGACTATGGTTCGTCTAAATTATCACAAGTAGAGCCAGGAAATATGACCTTTAGTGTTTATCAATCACATTTAGATCAATTTGCTGTAGAAATATCTTTAGGTGATTATTTAGCGTATTATGAAACAGAAGATAGAGTTAGGTACTACACAGTAGTAAATGATGGTAGAGTTAATTCAGATTTGAAGCACTCTTATGGTGGATATAAAAAATATTATAGAACAATAATCGCAGCACCAACAACACAAGAAATTTTTGACGGAGTTTAATTATGGCATTACCAAAAAAAATAAAAAAAACATTACCACTTGTACCTAAAAAAGTAGGTAAAGAAAGAAGACAAGAAATGTTAGACCAAGTGACTGACGGTGGTACATTTCTACCTAAAGGGGTTTTACATGCCGATTTAGATAGAGGAGTTTTAGATTTTGTAAAAGAAAAACTTAAATTAGTTATTGATGGCAAAGAAGTGCCAACAGTAGATAAAATCATAACAAATCAAAGTTGGGCTCAATTTACTGAAACGTGGGAGTTTCAAGATTTAGATAAAAACGTATCATTACCATTTATTATAACCGTAAGAGAACCAACTGTAAAATACGGTAAAATTTGGGGGGGTCAGGCAAACATTCCTGACAGATTAAAGTTTTATTATTATTCTGTACCAACTTGGGACGGGGATAGAAAAGGTGCTGATGTATATAAAATACCACAACCGGTTCCTGTTGATATAACATATTCGGTAAAGATTTTTTGTTCTAGAATGAGGGAGGTGAATGAATTTAATAAAATAATGATGCAGACCTTCACATCTAAACAGGGGTATACACAAATCAAAGGACATTTTATGCCATTAAAAATGGAAGATCCTTCTGATGAATCGGCAAAAGATATAGAAAAAAGAAAATATTATATTCAAACCTATAAACTAACACTTATGGGGTTTTTATTAGATGAAGAAGAATTTACAATTGCCCCTGCAATATCTAGACAAGTTTCTATGTTTGAAGTAGATACAAGATCTAGAGGTAGAAAAGTAAAGATAGAACCTCCAAGACCCGATAATTTTGATTTAGATTTTTTATTTGTTTCAGGAAATACAGAATTGGTTGAGGTAATGAGGTACGATGCCGATATCTTAGTTGATAGTGCCACAAATATTATTAACTGTTTTTCTGCAGAATACTCATCAATAACAAATAACAATTTAATCTATACTAATTGTTCAGGTACAACCATTACCCTACCAACAGTATCTGGAAATTCTGGTACTGTTTGCGTAAAATCATCAACACAACCATATTTTTCAAACACAAGTGGTGGTACAATTACTGCTACGGATTCTTGTGCTAACGGTTATTCTGTTTTTATTAATAATAATTTTTACGGGGATAACCTATCTATAATACAAGTTAATAATGGTGATGTTTTAAAAATTGTAGTATATAAAGAAGATGTCACAAAAGAGTCAATCATTAAAACAGTTGTTAAGTTATTATAAATCTTCACCGTAAATGTCTTTTTCTTTTTGACAATTTTTTAAAATTAAGTTTTCTAAAAACTTATATACTTTAAATCCTTTTTTTTCACAATACTCTTTTAGTAATTTATGTGATTCTTCCGATATTTTAATGTTTTTAATTTTTTTCATAATAAAGTAAATAATTAAGGCAGAAAAAAGGTAGAATTATTTCTGCCACATCTTAAATAATTACATTTTATAAGTGTTTTTTGCTGTAAATGATTGTATTTATATAAAAAAATAAATTTAAAAATACAGAAAAATAATGGCTTCAACTAACAAAGTATTTGTATCTCCAGGTGTTTATACATCTGAAAGAGATTTAACTTTTGTGGCTCAAAGTGTCGGTGTAACAACTTTAGGTATTGTAGGTGAAACACTACAAGGACCGGCTTTTGAACCAATCTTTATTACTAGTTTTGACGAGTATCAAGTTTATTTCGGGGGAACAAGTCCTGAAAAATTCGTTAATACTCAAATACCTAAATATGAAACGTCTTACATTGCAAAATCATATTTGCAACAATCTAACCAACTTTTTGTAACAAGGGTTCTTGGTTTATCGGGTTATGATGCGGGACCTTCTTGGTCAATTACAACAATAGCAAACCCTAACCCTTCGACAATTGCTGCGACAGGTGCAAGTACCGTATACACTTTAACTTTTACAGGTACAACAGGATCAAGTGCAAACGTAACGGTTACTAACCCTTCATCGTTATTGTCGTCTATATTTTATAATAACTACACGACTTTTAACGGAGGTACTTCAACATTAAATCAAGACTTTTTATCTTTCTTATCTAATAAGATTAATAATTTTGCAAGTGGAGGTAGTGGTGCAACTGTAGGAAATGCGGTATTTTGGGGAACGGTAAGTGGAGGAACATTTAACCAAGTAACTGGTACAACATTATTTGGGGTTCCTGTTTCAGCAACAAGTGAAACTTTTGGTGTTAATAATGTTATTTTGGCAAACGCCAATTTAAGTTCAACATCAAATGATCCATGGTATTATGCATTATTTAATTACACAAAAACTAATAGTATTGGAACTTATGATGGGTTTGGTTTTGGTGCCGCTATTAACGCTATTGGTACAGGATCAACGTCTTCACAATTCACAGGTACTTGTGCATTATACGCAACATTTTATTCAGGAACACCATATTCTGATTATGACGATTTAGTAGTCGCTACTTTAAGATCAAGAGGAATATCAACATACTCATCAGATGACGGACCTGTATATGAAGTTAGTGGTACAAGTGACGCAGTTATGGTGTGTTCAGGAAATTATTCAGGTATAACTAAAGACCCTTATGGTACCTTTGTTATTTCAGGTATCACAAAAGATAGTGACACATTTAGTTTTGAAACTTCACTTCTTTCAACTGATAGTAGATATATTTCTAAAATATTTGGAAGATCTAATTTTGCAAAAGATAGAAATGCGGTTCCTTTATTTGTTGAGGAATCGTATAGTAGTTTATTAACCACAGGTTATAGAGCAGGAAAAGTAAGAGGATTGTATTGTGACTTTATTGCTATTGACGATGCAAGAAGTGGAGATAACGACACTTTAGGGTTTTATTTAGAACAATACCAAACACCTGAAACACCATTTGTTGTTTCTGAACTAAGAGGTAATAAAGTATATAAATTATTTAAGTTTAGACTTATTTCAGATGGGGATGTTGCTAACAGACTTGTTAAAATATCTATTGGAAATATTTCATTCAATAATGGAACTTTTGATATTTTTGTTAGAGATTTTTATGATAATGATCAAAACGTTAGAGTGATCGAAAGTTTCACAAATTGTTCAATGGATCCTAATCTTAATAATTTTGTGGCAAACAAAGTTGGTACTGCAAATGGTGAATATCAATTAAATTCTAAATATATAATGGTTGAGTTGAGTGAGGAATACCCTACAGATGCATTACCATGTGGTTTTGAAGGTTATGTGTCAAGACAATATCAAACGGCAACACCACCATTTGTTGTCTATAAAACTAAATACTTACAACCTGGCGAAGTTATTTATAACCCACCTTTTGGTTCATCTTCAGGAGGAGATAATCCAGTTATTTCAAACGGTGAGAACCCAAGAAGGGCGTATTTAGGTATTTCTAATATTACAGGAATTGATTACGATTTTTATAATTATAAAGGAAAACAATTACCTACAAACATTGCGGTAGATACTACAGGTTCAGAATGGGGTTATAAAACTAAAGGTTTCCATATGGATAGTGGGGCAACTATTGTAACAATGTTTGACGTTCTTACATCTGCAACAACATCAGCATTTGAAGTAGGTGTTTCTTCATTTAATTCTGAACCTACAGATACAGATAACGCGTATTACAGATTAAATACTCGTAAATTTACATTGTTAGCCGCAGGTGGTTTTGATGGTTGGGACATATATAGAGAAAGTAGAACAAATACCGACAGATTCCAATTAGGTCAATCGGGATATAAAAAAGGAGCAGCAGCATCGGCTTCATTCCCAACGGCAACAGGATGGGGGGCCTTCAAACAAATTACAGGACCTAATCAAGAAGTTTGGGCAAATACTGATTATTATTCATATTTGTGGGGTCAAACAGTTTTTGCTAATCCAGAAGCAACTAACATTAATGTATTTGTTACTCCTGGTATTGATTATGTTAATAACTCAAATCTTGTAGAAAGTGCTATAGATATTGTTGAGACCGACAGAGCAGATTCAATTTACATTTGTACTACTCCTGATTTTAATCTTTTCTTACCAACATATAGTGATTTAACGGAAGGATTGATTTATGCACAAGAAGCGGTAGACAATTTAGAAAATACTGGAATTGATTCTAACTACACTGCAACTTATTATCCATGGATTTTAACAAGAGATTCTGTAAATAATACACAAATATATCTTCCACCAACAGGTGAGGTTACTAAAAATTTGGCTTTGACAGACAACATCGCGTTCCCTTGGTTTGCATCTGCGGGTTACACAAGAGGTTTAGTAAACTCTATTAAAGCAAGAAAGAAACTAACACAAGAAGATAGAGATACTCTTTACAAAGGAAGAATCAATCCAATCGCAACATTCTCTGACGTGGGTACAGTTATTTGGGGTAACAAAACTCTACAAATTAGAGAATCAGCATTAGATAGAATCAATGTTAGACGATTGTTACTACAAGCAAGAAAACTAATTTCAGCGGTGGCCGTTAGATTATTGTTTGAACAAAACGACGATAAAGTTAGACAAGACTTTTTAGATGCGGTTAACCCAATCTTGGATTCAATCAGAAGAGATAGAGGTTTAATTGACTTTAGAGTTACTGTTTCTAATACTCCTGAAGATTTGGATTCAAATACTTTAACGGGTAAAATCTTCTTGAAACCAACAAGAGCGTTAGAATACATAGACATAGAGTTTGTTATCACACCAACAGGAGCATCGTTCGATGATGTATAAAAGAAAATAAATTTAATGGGGGGTAGAAATATTCCCCATTTATATATTTATAAAAAAAAGTATATGAAAATAGAAAAGAAAATTATCAAAGAAACTGTTAATGATTTTTCAAGATCTGAAAAAACTTTTTCATCAAAAAAACAAAATATTATTATAACTGAAGAACAACTTCAGAAACTTCTTTTGATTGTAAAAAAATAATGAATATTAGAAAACACATATATAGAGAGATTAATAAACGAAGATTAAATGAAGGTATTACTGAAGAAGGGAGACCTGATTTAAATTATTATGCGTTTGATTGGGATGATAATATTGCATTTATGCCAACTAAAATTATTGTTTTAACAGAAAATGAGGATGAGATTGGAATGTCAACCGAAGATTTTGCTGAACACAGACACCAAATAGGTGTTGAACCTTTTAATTATAAAGGAACCACTGTTGTTGGTTATGCAAATAATCCTTTTAGAAATTTTAGAACAGAAGGGGATAAAAGATTTATAATCGACTCGATGATTGCAAGTCCAGGACCATCATGGAATGACTTTGTGGAATGTATTAATGGAGGGTCAATTTTTGCAATTATAACAGCAAGAGGACATAATCCTGAAACATTAAAAGAGGCAGTTTTAAATTATATTATATCAAACCATTTGGGTATAAATTCTAAAGTTTTAGTGGAGAACCTAAAAAAATATAGGGGGTTACAAACTCAAGGAATGTTCGAAACTGTAAGAGACTTAAAGTATGATGATAAAGAACTTATTATGGATTACTTAGATATGTGTAAATTTCATCCGGTTTCTTTTGGTGCCGGTAGCGCAGCATCACCTGAAGAAGAAAAAAATAAAGCACTTCAAAAATTTATAATTTATTGTAAACAACAAGCAAGAGATTTGGTTCAAGACATTTTAAATAGTAACCCAAATTTAAGATTAGAAGATATATCACCCAAATTTAAAAACGATGTGAATATGAATGAACCAATACAAGATATAGAAGATATTGTTTCTAAAAATATTTCAATTGGATTTTCAGATGACGATCCAAGAAATATTCAAGCATCTTCTGAATTTTTGAAAAAAGAATATGAAAAAAGTCCAGTTAATTTATATTTAACAAAAGGAGGTACTAAAACTAAATATGATTAATTTCTATATATAGAATATTTGAAAAATAATTTAAAGTAAATAGAAAAAAAATTATAACAATATATTTATAATAAAAATAAAAACAAAAAAAACAAAATAACATGGCTGATTTATTAATGAGAATGCCTTTTCAGTATGAACCTAAAAGAGCAAATAGGTTTATACTAACATTTCCATCGTCTTTGGGTATAAACTCTTGGTATGTTGAAACAACAAATAGACCAACAATAACAATTGGAAAAAAAGAGATAAAATTTTTAAATACACAAACTTACGTTTCAAGTAACTTTTCATGGGGTGAGATTGGTGTTAAATTAAGAGACCCAATCGGACCTTCGGCAGCACAAGCGGCAATGGAATGGGTTAGATTACATGCAGAATCAGTAACGGGTCGTATGGGATATGCTGCCGGTTATAAAAAAGATCTTGACCTAGAATTGTTAGACCCAACAGGTGTGGCGGTTGAAAAGTGGATTCTACAAGGTTGTTTAATTACTTCAGTTAACTTTGGTTCACTAAACTACGGTGGAGATGAAATCATGGGTGTTGATATGAAATTACAACCTGATAGATGTATTTTAGTATATTAATTAACTTTTAAATATTTTATAATGAACCTCACTAACAAAGTGGGGTTTTTTATTTACAAAGAAAATGATTGTTTTATTTTTTAATAAAAAACTATGGACGACGCTTTAAAATATGGTCAAGAAAATTTTAACTTACCACACGACGTAATTAAACTACCCTCAAGAGGTGTTTTTTACAAACCAAAAAAAGAATCTTTAAAAATAGGTTATTTAACCGCACAAGACGAAAACTTATTAATGTCACAAAACATGTCAGGTACTGATTTAATTAAAACATTATTAAGAAATAAAATATATGAACATGGATTTGATGTTGAACAATTATTACCTGGAGATGTTCAAGCAATTCTTTTATTTTTAAGAAACACAGCATTTGGTCCCGATTATAATTTCAACTTAAAAGATCCAAGAACGGGAATTGAATTTGACGCAACTATAATACTTGATAGTGTTGATATGCAGGAATTAAAACACATCCCAGATGAAGATGGTCTTTTTACTTATACATTACCTAAGACACAAAAAAAAGTTAGATTTAAAGTTTTAAATATGAGAGAAGAAAATGAAATTGATATTTTAACTTCTAAATACCCAAAAGGGATGGTTGCTCCTGTTGTTACAAAAAAATTAGAAACACAAATAGTTGAAATAGATGGTAATAAAGAAAAAGGGTTTATAGGATCAACAATTATTAATTTACCTATTTCAGATTCTAAAAGTCTAAGAAAATATATGGACGAATGTCAACCTAAATTAAATCTTAAAAGAGAAGTACAAGCCCCATCAGGAGAAAACGTTACAGTAAATGTTGCGTTTGGGGTGGAATTTTTTCGGCCTTTCTTTGAATAACAAGAAAAATTTAATGGACGAATTTTATTATTTAACCAAATATGGTAATTTTTCATATTCGGATCTTTTAATAATGCCAAGTTTTGAACGTAGATACTTTATGGATAAACTTTATTCTGAGCACGAAAAAAAATAAATAAAGTATTTATAAAATAAAAATATATGATGTTTTTATTAATGGCAGACGGAAACCCAACATCTTTAGGTGGTGCGGGATCAGGGGCTGCTTATAAAGGAGTTTATGACGCTGCAAAAGAAGCATGGGAGGCGGTTAAAAAAACTACAGATCCTATATTGGGATTACAGGCCGCGGTTAAGGGAATTATAGAAATGCAAGACATTTCTTTAAAAAAACAAAGAGAGATTACACAAGGAGTAGTTATCAACGCTGAAGCATTCCAAAAAATGATTGGAGACGCTTACCTTAACGTTGAGGATTTAGGTGTTAATTTTTCTGAAGTTGCCGCAGCCGCTGGAGAGACATCAAAGGCACTTGGTAGGGCAGTAATACCATCACAAACACTTTTAGAAGATCAAATTAAATATTCAAAAGCAACTGGAGTTGCGGTTGCTGATTTAGTAAAAAGTGAGGCAACATTAATGAGATTATATAGTTCTCAAGAAGAATCATTTAAAAAAATACAAGAAATAACAAATGAGGCTCAAAAATTGGGTTTAGATGTTAAAAAAGTTGTTGAAGATGTAACAACAAATTTAAATAACCTCCAAAAATTTAAAATGGATTCTGCAGGATTGACAGAAATGGCCACACAGGCTGCAAGTCTTAGAACAAATATTGAAGGTATTGGTGCAATGAAATTAGCGGAAACTTTATGGGACCCAGGAAAGGCTATAGAACTTTCTCAAAAAATGCAAATGTATGGTGGGCAAGTTGGGAAATTAGGAGACGCGTTTCAATTAATGAGAATGGGGGCATATGACGCTAAAGGTTTACAAGATGCAATGTTAGATGTTTATGAACAGGCGTTTAAAATTGATGAAAAAGGAAATATTTTGAATCCTGGTCAAATGGAAATACAACAATTAAAGGCATATTCTGAGGCCATGGGTAGCAACCTTAATACTGCCATGGAGATAGGTAGAGAGAGAGTAAAACA